TTGAACAAGCGGCTAAACTGCGTAGTCAACTCGACCCGTCAGTTGATCCGTTAGATTACTCGAAGCAGATCGCAAAAGAATCAGAAGATATAATATTTAAAACTGTCGTTGCTGATTCTATGACTTTCCACGCGTTTAAAGATTGGAATAAAAAGATGGCAAGCGGTTTGAACTTTGACGATCCAAAAGTCATAAACGATTTAATGGCGGACTTAGATCGCCTTGGTGAGTTTGCTGAAGCGTCAGGTACGATAGGAAGTTCTGCTGGTAAGTTGTTACAGAGCCGTAAGGTATTTCGCGATCAAATCGCCGCTGTTGTAAGTACAATGGAGAAACAATCTAAGAAGGTTGAAAAAGAACTTACAGGAGAACTTACTAAATACTCGAAGGATTTAAAACCCGAACAACTAAAAGAACAATTAGAAAAACTTGGAGGTCTTAAAGCGCTTCGTGGTTTTATGAATGAGCTTAGGCTTGTTCGTGACCCCGCTAAACTTGGTCGCTTATTAGAGATAAGTCGTAAGGGTCCGTTTGGAAAAATCAAAGAAGCTTACGTTGAATTGCGTTACGACATGATGTTAAGCGCTCCAACGACTCAAGGCGCGGCTTTTATGGGTAATAGTTTGATGAGTTTATACTCGTTATCTAACCAAGCTATAGGCGGTTTAATGCGCTATCCTAAAACAGGTAACTTACAAACAACAAGAATGGCGATAAACACAGCAAAGAATTTATTGTTCTCATTACCTGACGCTTATAACGCGGCGAAAGTTGCGGCTAAGAACTCTAAAGGTCAAATGGCTTTAAACTCTCATTACGAGAAGATAGGCGGTAAAGCTTTGTCGATGGAAGAAACAGGCATCAAAGGCGCTTTAGGTGAGTCGATAGAAAACTTCGGTGAGCTTGTAGCGTTTGGTCCTAAAGGTCTTGTTTTCCAAGATGAGTTTTATCGTCACTTATTTGCAAAAGCTCAAGTTAAGTCGCTACTAACTGAAGAATATAATCAACTTATTAAGTCTGGTAACGCTCCTGTAGGTAAGCTTGATGAATACATCGAAGGTAAAATGTCACGATATTTTGTTGATGGTCAACGTTATAAGACAAAAGAAGATGTTAACATGGAAGCCGTTACTCAGGCACGTGAACAAGGTTTAGAAGGCGATGAAGCGGTTGAATTTGTAAAAAAACACATAAAAGATAACTGGACTGATAAACTTTCAAGCGAGATGGAGTATCTTCGTGACTTTGGCGACCGCATTACATTTCAACAAGACTTGAGTAAAGATTATGGATTGTTTGAAAGTCTGGGTTCAACTGTACAAGACTATCGTAACAAACATTTTATCGTGCAGTACATTATGCCGTTTATTAAGACACCTGTTAACATCTTTAAGGAAGCCGCTGGATCAGCAAGCTTTTTTGCCCAGACGCCTATAATTGGTAGACTGTGGGCGCGTAGTAAAGCTGAATTAAACAGCGACAATCCGTTAATACGCGCTCAAGCACGAGGAAGGCAATTGGTAGGTGCGGGTCTTTGGTCTAGTGCTTTATATTTAGCCGACCAACAGATCATAACAGGAAGTGGACCGCGTGATTACAAAGAACTACAGAACAAAAAGAACACAGGTTGGAAAGCTAACTCTATCAACATAACCGCCGCTCAACGTATGTGGAAAACTGGAGACAGCCAAGGCGATCAACCTGGAGATAAATACATAAGTCTTCAACGCGCTGACCCGTTAGCTACAATTACAGGTTTATCTGCTGACTTATTAAGATTAAGCGAAGATAACGACATGCCCGAAGATACTGTAACAGCAATAGCTACTGCGGCGATGCTTGCCGTTAGAAACGCTGTTGGACAGAAGAGTTATTTAGAAACTGTAGGAAGTGCATTAGAAGCTTTAACTAGCGGACAAGCCTTCGGGGATAGCGCTGATTGGATAGGTTCATTATTTGAAGAACTAGCACGAGGAAATACACCAGCCGTTTTAAACGCTCTTAATCGTAGTAATGATCCAGTTATGCGTGAAGTAAACGGACCGTTTGAAGCGTTGTTAAATCGTCTTCCTGGATTTGCAGAAACGCTTGATGCTAAAAGAGATGCGTTTGGACAGGTCGTAAAATCAGCGGGTAGTTCGCTACAGCGTCAAGTAAACTCAATTAGTCCGTTAGCTATTACCGAAACAACGACCGATAAAGCGTCTCAGATTATAAACGAGATACAAGGGCGTTATGACTTTCCTCCTTCGGATAAAAAGATTCCAGGATTAGACTTAAAAGATATTAAAGTTCCAGGGACTAAGCAGTCGCTTTATGATCGTTGGAAAGAAATATACTCGCAATCTGACGTTAAAGAAGCTGTAATTGAAGCGTATGAAAACCCAGACTTTCAACAGATGTCTAGAGTACGCTCTGGTTCGCCTTTAAGAGATTTACAAAAAGAAACAATTAATAACGTGTTGTATCAATATAGAGAACAAGCATTTGGGGAACTTATTGATGAATACCCCGAACTCTTAGATCAATATGAGTATCAAGGCGAATTACAACAAAAGCAAATAGAAGGGGAAGAACTACCGTCTGATATGGTATCGCCTTCCCTTCGTCCATTACTTAACCAATAACATATAAAGAATCATAAATCATGGCTAACACATTTGAAGATTACACAGTCTCGACCTCGACGTCGCTTTTCAATATTACATTTGAATACCTCGAAGAAGCTCATATCGTCGTTGAAATCGACGGTGTAATACAAGCTACATCTACATACTCGATTGTTGCTGGATCGCCTAACAAGGTCTCCTTAAACACGCCTGTAACGTCGGGAGTCGTACGTATTAGACGCGATTCAAACGCCGATTCAGACGCGCCTTTCGTAGACTTTGTAAACGGTTCTGTGTTAACTGAGACGGATCTCGATAAGTCGTATCGTCACAATCTTTATTTAAACGAAGAAATCGGTAACTTGAACCAGCAGTCCTTACAGAAGCAAGCTGGTGCAAACCCCGAAGTATGGGACGCTAAAACGTTAAAACTTGTTAATGTTGCCGATCCAACACTCGTACAAGACGCGGTAACTAAGAACTACGTCGATACACAGATCAGTAACACGGTTACAGGTTCTTCGACGTTGCCCGTTAAAACGACGTTTACAGGCGCTGGAAGCGCGACCTTTACCTTTAGTACTGGTATAACATTAGCAACAGCAGAAGCGTATGAAGTGGCAATTGACGGTGTACTCCAAGAACCTACCACGGCTTACACGCTCGATGCAGACGCTAATACAATAACGTTTACATCGACGCCTCCGACGGGTTCTAACATTGTTGTCGTACAACGTGGTTATTCCGTGCCTGTAACAAGCGGAACGATCACAACTTCAAACATCCAAGACAACGCGGTAACAGACGCTAAACTTGCTAGTGGTGTTGCGATGACTTCAGCCGAACGTACAAAGCTATCTGGTATTGCTACAAGCGCTAATAATTACACACACCCCAATCACACAGGAGACGTGACAAGTACAGCCGATGGCGCGACGGTCATAGCCGATGGTGCTGTAACGTCTTCTAAGATAAGTACTTCCGATGCTAACTTTAACGTAAGCTCTGGGGGTAACACAGGGATTGGAACAACTGCTTCTGGAAGTTATAAGTTGTCAGTTGACGGAGACGTATTAATACAAGATACAAGCGGTGATAATAATCCCGCTCTTATAATGGCGGGTTCTAGTGGGGCGGCTATACAATTAAACGATCAAAGCACAAACGGTCAGATATTTAACATATCTTCTAATCCCGATAGCTCGGCAAGGGGTGGGTTTGTAATAGGACACATATCAACAGCGGGCACTCCGATAACAACTGTTAGTCATGTAAGCTCGACAGCAACAGCAACTACCTTTCAAACTTCAACAGCGCATGGTCTTAAAGAAGGTCAATATGTAGTTCTTTCTGGTTCTAGTGGAGATTGGAACGGCAGTCTAGAGGTAATAGAAGTGGTAAGTGCTACACAATTTAAAGTACCTAAGCTCACAACTTCTACAGCTTATCCTACAACTGTTACTCCAAACGACACGCTCTCTACCTTTTTAATAAGAAGACACGAAGAAAGTAACGTCTTATATAACATGATTAAATTAGTGGGGCTTCCTCAAGATACGTCTGAGCCATCGTGGTTAGAGGATGGTCAGTTATGGATCGACACCACTGATAACACCCTTAAAATAAAACCCGAAGTACATTCCTAACCACCACATTATATGGCAATTACACAGGCACACTCACGAATGGTATCAGACGTAGACGCTGGTTCTACCTATTTAACTTCTTCATCGATTGGAACGTCAGCACCCCTAAACGTCGGTACATCGGCTAACAACGTCGTACAACTCGACGGTACAGCGAAGCTACCAGCGGTTGACGGATCAGCTTTAACGAACGTTAGCGCGGGTAAAGTGTTACAAGTCGTAAACGCATCTATAGGCACAGTCCTGACAGGGACTACTGCGATGCCAAACGACAATACAATCCCACAGAACACCGAAGGAGATGAAATACTTACCGCGTCTATAACGCCCGCTAACGCATCTAACAAATTACTTATCGAGTTCAGCACGATAGCTGGCGGTTCAGCCGCGACTTGGATCGGTGGAGCGTTGTTTCAAGACTCAACTGCAAACGCGATTGCGGCGACTGCTAACTACTGTCCAGCGGCGGGTGGAGCGTGTGCATTACCGTTTAGTCACTACATGACTGCGGGTACAGCTTCTGCAACGACGTTTAAAATACGCATCGGTATACAAGGTTCTGGAACAGTTACAATTAACGGTAACGGTGGAAATCAGACAATGGGAGGCGTTGGAGCTACCACTTTGACTATAACCGAAATAGCCGCCTAATACAGATGACCGAACAAATCTCCCACTTTCTTGACACGGCGCTTGCAATCGCTATTGGCGTGTTTGGTTGGATATTCAAGAAGTTCGCCGATAGACTCGACAAGGACGAGGATCGCTTAACAAAGATTGAAGTCGAATTAGCAACGCAAAGAGAACGCGACACAGCGGTTGAAAATCGCATGAGTGGACTCGAATCAACAGTAAAAGAAATCAACAGTAAATTAGATCGTCTCATGGAGATGATGATGAAGAAATGAAAAAGAAAAAAGGTTTATACGCAAACATCAACCGACGACGTAAGCTCGGTATAAGTCGCCCTAAAAGCAAATCAACTGTATCGCCTAAAGCCTACGGTAATATGAAGAAAGGCTTTCCGAAGAAATGAGCCGTAAAGGAGTATCACTACGCAAAGAACATAAGTCCAAGAAAGGCGGCTTAACCGCGAAAGGACGCAAGTACTACAACGCTAAAACAGGTAGTAACCTTAAAGCACCACAGCCCCA